GAAGCACCTGTACCAACGTTAGCAGCATCTTCAACAGTCGAACCAGCAACTGTTTCTTTAGATTCTAATAAAGTCATTTCACAGTAATCAGCAAAACGAGACATAGTGTCACCATTAGCTTTTAAATACCAGTAGTAACCGTTTTGTCCGTCTTCACCAGACACCTCAACCCAACCGATAGCAGCAGCATCAGATCCAGATACTCTATAAGTGTCTTTCATAATGATCATTTGGTTTGCGAAAGATTGGAATGAAGGCTCAACAGCAGCAAACGTATTAGTTTTACCATCGATACCTAAACCATTAGTTCCTTTACCAAATTCAGATCCATAAACGAATACGCTAGCACTATTAGTACCATCATCATCAGTTTGGAATCCAACTGTAGCCGCTTCATAAGGAAGAATTGTCATAGTTGTTTGATCAGAAGCGATAGCAGATACGTATCCTGGGATAACTACACCTTTATTATCACTTAATACAACAGTAGCACCTACTCTTACAGCGTGAGTACCAGACGAAGCTACTGTAAATACACCAGCGTTCGTAATATCACCATCATAAGATAAGTGTAATCTACCTTGTTCAGACCACACAACACGATCAGCGTGTGAAGCCTCTTCTGCACCAACTTGTGCTAAGAAACCAGAGATTGTTCTTTTACCATATCTCTCAACTTCTTTTTCCATCAAGTCAGGCAGGTATTGCTGCTCCCATCCTGTGGAACCATCAATAAAATTTATAAAGTTTGAAGTTAGGGTTGCTTTAGTTGGAGCTGCAACCGCGTTCAAACTACCTCCTGCAGTAATTGCCATTTTTTAATTGTTTTAAATTGTTAATTATTTTCTATTTCTAATTTTTAACTTATAATCACTAGCATCATCACCTAACACTTTAAACTTTAAACCACCTGCTTCAATTTTTCCATGACTTTGTCTTGGATTCATATCAACATTTTTAGCTTTAGCGATACTTTCTTTCATAGCATCGGCTTTTCCTTGTTCATAAAAGTGTTTCGCAACAGCATCTGCATTCATCGCTGTATATAGAGATTTATGATAACCTTTAGCATCTGACATTTCATTATTTTTATCCAAAAACTTTTTGACAAAATTATTAATATCACTTTGTGCAGATTTAATCTCATTAGCATTGTTTACATTAAATCTATATTTTTTATCTCCAACATTATATTCAAAACCTTTGAATTTGTCATTAAAAACTTGCTCAGTTTTATTTAAAAAAATAGATTGATGTTTTTCTGATGTTTTTTGATTTGCTTCTGATTCCTTGTTATATCTATTAAAGAAATCTATAGCTTTTTGTTGCTCTGTTGTGAGTTTACTTCCAGCTTTGATCTCTTCATAGTATTTGGACTTTTGCCCGTCCAAGTGGCTTTTAGCGCTGGCAACTTGCTCTTTTAGCGCTAATTTTTTTCTTCGTATATCTCTTTCGTCATCTTGCTCTTCGTCGTAAGAGAATTGATCTTCCATAAGGAAGTTAATTTCTTCTGTATTTAAATGAGGTTTTGTTTGTTTGTAATATTCGCGTAATAGTTCTTTATCATCTAACTTATCATAATCTCTATTAAGCTTAACATAATCATTTAAATCTCCACCTGTTTCTTCCATGAAATTTACTAACTTTTGAATATCTTCCGGTAAATCTTTTCCAGTAGTTTTAGCTTCGGCAATAGCTTCTTCAACTTGCCCTTCTATCTCAGCAACTTCTTCTTCTGTAGAATCTTCAGTAATTTCTTCTAATACTGGAGTTTCTTGTGTTTCTGCTTCCGGTTGTACTTCTTCTTGTTCTTGTGCGGACTCGGCATTTTCAGGCTCTGCAACCACTCCGCTGTCGTTAGCGTTATCTTCTTTAGTTTCATTTTCTTTTGGTTTTGGTGGTTTACTTAAATCTACTTTTATGACACTATCGTCACCAGCAGATTCAAATTTACTTTCATCAACTTGTTCAGTTGTTTCTTGTGTAGTTTCTTCAACTACGTTTTCATTTTTTTCTTCCATAATATAATATAATAATAATTAATAAATTTACTTAGGGTCAAACGCGTTTAAATTGAAATCTCCACTTAATATATCATTACCTGCAGACTCAAAGTTTTTAGGCGTTCCACCACTATTTCTTTGTTCAATTAACTCTGATTGTTGAGTTGCTTGAATTTTTGTTCTTTGATCTTTACGATCTTCTTTGGTTTTTTCTCTATCAATCACACCTTGAGTTTCCATACTTTTTAATTTCATATTATATTGAAACTCTAGTTCCATTAATTCTCTTTTTAACATAACCTCTTGTCTTTGCTCTTCCATACGTAATTGAGATTTTGTTTGTTCTAGTTGTGCGTCAACTTGAGATAAGGTTTGGCTTTTTTGAATTTCAGCTTGTGCTGCTGCTTGAGCTGATTGTTGGTTTGCTTGAGATTGAGCTTCGATATTTTGCTTTTGAATCTCTTGATCTCTTTCCATTTTCTTTTTTCTACGAAGTTTTAGTAATTGATTTGCTAACTTTAAATTTTTAACATTTCTAATATCAATAGCGTCTTCAAGATCTATACTTTGCTGTTGTAAAGCTACCTGTATATTGTTTTCTAACATCATTTTTTCTTCTTCATCTGGCTGCAACTCTATAAAGATACCAAAGTCATAAAGATGTAGTTTAGACATTTCTTCTAACGTACCTATATTATGAGCTCCTATAGCTTGTATAAAAGCATCTTTTGTAGGAGAATATTCTATAATGTCTGATATTCGTAAGGATAAACATTCAGCGATTTCAGCTGTTAAATATAATCCAGATTGTAATATGTGTCTAGTAGCGGTATTTGAATTTGCCGCAGCTAATTTTTGTACACCTACTAAAGCGTTTTTATCTGGCATACTACCATCTCTAGCCTCATTAAGTCCAGTCACGTCTCTTATCATTTGTAGATAATAATTATAATTAGCTATAAGAGCCTGCATTTTATTACCACCAGATCCAGATGTTATTTCTTGAATTGGTACTTTTCCTGGATTCATATCACCCTCCGAAGTGAAGCTTCGTCCAATAACAGAACCTGTTTGGAAGAACATGTTTAAAGCTTCTTGTGGATTATAGTTAGTTCCATTACCTAGATCAACCTCTGCTAAACCATCAGCATCTAAGTATACACCATCTGGCACCATACGAGACATTACTTGTTGTAACTTCAAGTGTGTTAATTGAATCATATCTGCAAAACCAGTTATACGCTTTACTAATGAATCGATTTTACCATCATACATTCTTGGCGCTACAATAGCATAATTCATTTTAACCTTTGTATAATTACTTTTAGGTCTTATCATGTTTTTAGCCATTTCCCATTTAAGTAATTTATCTGTTCCAAGAACCATAACTCCTTCGTACAAACATTCTATAGATCTTAATATTTTTCCATAACCACCTTCCATATTTTCTGGTGGATTAAATAAATCGTTTTTAGGTATTATTTTTTCTGCGCCAGTTGCGGTTTCTTTAGTTTTATAAACTTCATTCATATAAGTTTTATAATTAAAATATAAAACTTGAATAGTGTTGTTATCTTCTTTATGCACTGAGTATCTTGAACTATAATTACTTCTATTGTGAGATTTATTTTTTGTTATATCTTCAAGGTCAACTTGTGTTAGATGAGGAAACTGCTTTGCTAATTCATTTATTGGAATAGATTTAACTTCTCCTACATAATAAATATCATCAAAATAAGGAGAATCTGTATAGGAATAAACAAGATTGGCTGGATCAACATAATTTATAGTAACACCTTCAGAAGTATTAAATGAAGTTTTAACCGCACCAATACCAAGAACGGTTAAATCATAATAAAATCTTTTCTTTGTTAATTCATATTGGTTACCGTCAAATAATGTATTTAAAGCCTGTTCTTCAGCTATTTCTACAGATTGCTTGTAACCAAGTTGCATGTGAAGATTTAATTCTTCTTTATTTTTTGGTAAATCAGTTCTCTCTACTTCACTTGTTGTAGCATCTATACCATAAACAGCAGCTTGATCTACAAAGGGTTGTCCTTCCATATCTGATAATATGGCCTCCATATACTCAGTTCTTTCTTTTACCCCATAAGAATCTTGTGAAAAAGCTTTTAAACTATATGTTCTTTCAGCGATACCATTTACTACTATATCTACAAATTTAGATATAATTGGAACAGGTGTCCAATCTAAATTTAAATAGGACAAATCACCATTTATAGATAACTCATCCTTATATTTTTGAATAGACTGCTCACCTCTAGCATACAATCTTAGTTTATGGAAATTATTATAGTTAGATCTATATCTATTAAGATTTTGATCGTTATTAAACCATTCGGTTTCTATAGCTTTTGCTACTTTCAAACCATATTCATGACTTGATTTTTCAATGTCACTTACAGTTTGACTCGGGAAATAACTTTTAATGCCAGACTCTGCCATATTTATTATTTGATTATTTGTGAATTAGTTCCAGTATTACTATACTTGGAAATATTTATATTTATTTTTGGTTTTTCAATTTTAGCGTTAGGCGCGTATAAATGTCTATTATTCGCCATGATCGCTAAACCGCTACTTATTGTGGCGTCATATTTTGTTCTTTTTGTGATATCAAATCTACTCCAATCATTTAATAGATCGTTAAAGTATAAATCACCAAATGTTCCATCTTGCTTCATACCAACGTGATCTTGTATATACATTTCAATAGCAGCTGCATGAGCTTGTTTTATATCTTCTGAAGAGTTAGGTATTCCACCAACTTCTTTTTCTGCTACAGATAATTTATTCCAAACCTTATCTGGTCTATTCATAGAAAACCCTCTATATCCTCTTCTTCTTAAATAATATAATAATCTAGGTTTATTATTCTCAGCTAATATTGGCATACCATAAAATACTAAAGCCATTAAAACATCTTCAAAGAATATCTCTGCCGTAGGTGGTCTTGATAAGTATTCTAAAAAGAAGCTGTTCGCAGGAGCGTCCTCCATACTAAACTTGGTTAAGCCGTGTAATGCTCCTTTAGACCCTTGTCCATCTACGGTTCCTGATATATCATAAGAGTCGCAACCAAACGCTCCCATATGTTCATTACCAGGATATTTTATACCATTTTTAAGTACCACTCTATTCTGTAATCGCTGGGGTGGAACCCAGCTAAGTTTAAATCTACCTTTTGGATCCGGATAAAATATAACTTGTGAATCTTTAACTCCATTTACCCATTGAAAATTACCAGTTGTAATTCCGAGAGTTCTAGACATTTCTTCGTTATAATCTATCTGTTCGTATATTTTTACAAGATTAAAAATAGAATTTTTAGTCTCATCTCTAAACGCGTGTTCTTCTGTTCTAGGAAATTGACGGTAAAATTCATTTAAAGCATCTTGGTCGTCTTTTAATCCATCAACTTCGTTCTGCCAACTATCTATTACTCCTACATCTATTAATTCACCGTCTGGGGCAAACACATCTGTGTCAGGAGTAGTGAATACTGGAATTCCGTGCTCATCAATAAATCCTTCGTAGTTCCATTCCATTGGGATAAACAAAGAGTATAAACCAGATTTTGTTTGACCGTTTCTATTTCGCTTAGTGACATCTGATGCATTGTATAATTTTTTAAAGTTATCTCCACCTTTGTCTAGGGCGTTGGAAGTTGAACCCATCATACATTTACCTATAATTCTACTACCTAATCTAAGACACGTTTTTGTAACTCTCCAGTTGTTTAATATATTATCAGGTCTTTCCCACTTACCACTTTCGTCGTGTACTAATAATGCTAATTTTTCACCATCATAACTATTATCTCCAGTATTTTTCCAATCAATTGTAGTATCTAAACCTTCGATTTCTTCCATACCATCTGTAGCAGACATTTTCTTTCTAGTAAACTTACTAGCAGGTACTCTATAAGCTAACTCTGATTTAGGTCGATCCATACCATCTTGAATCGGTTTAAAAAAGAACGGGTAATTTATACTTATTGGAACTACTTTGTCAGTAAACATCTTCTTAGCGTCTGCACCTGTTTTAGATAGTATACCATATCTACTATCACTAGAAATAGTAGCTAAATTAACCGTCTCTGCAGATGACATAAAAGAAAATCCAGAACGTCGATTTTTAAGATAACACATTCCATAACATCTTTTATCTGCTTTACACGCTTCCCAAAATATAAAGAATAATCTATTTGCTTCTCTAAAGTCTGGAGCTCCAACATCAATTTTACTCCATTGTAGATACATATAATGTGTACCCACTATATATGTTGGTTTGCCATTATTCATAAACCAAAAACCCTCGTCTCTACGTTTAAATTCTTCGTCTATATAATCAAACCATTGTTCTTTTTTTTCGTCAGGATAATTTCTCCAATCAAAAATGTTTTTTATCCTACTTAATTCTTTAGGATACTCTTGTTTTACCCATTTGTTTTTGGAGTGCACGTACACTCCTTTTGGTTCCAACGGCAAGCCAATTCGCAGGTTTTGGATTTCAAGTATTTCACCAATTTTTCCCGTTTTAGAGATAACCACGATATCATGTTCTTTATTGTATCCATATT